GTGCGCCTAACTGCTTCTGCATCTTCTGGTTCATGGCTTGCTGGTGCGCCTGTATGTGCGCGCGGAAGAGGCCCTGCGGATCGCCCGTCAGCTGCGCGCCGCGCATATGCTCCGCGATGTGCCGCTGGTCGTCGTCCGCCGGGTGGACTTCCGCCGGCATGCCGTTGTGCATCATCAGGTTTTCGTCTGACGGCTCGACGTGGAACAGGTTTCGCTCATCGATCAGAATGCGCGGTCCGACTTCCGGCCCGAAGATCTGTTCCGTGCCCATCTCCAGAATCGGGCCGACATTCAGACGTCTGCCGTCCAGTTGCTGCGGCGGGATGCCGCGCAGCACGTTCATCCACGCAATCATCTGCTGCATGCGCTGCATGCCCGTCTGGTAAGCCGTGCCGCACCAGCGGAAGAAGTACCGCTCGTTGAACGCCTGAACGGGAATCTCTTCCTGCTTCGCCCGCGCGCCGACTTCACCCATTGTCACGACGGTCAGTTCCTTCGTGCGGAACTGGCGGTCAAGTTCGAACATGCGCTCCAGCAGCGGATTCAGGATGCAGCCTTCGTACCGTTTGGCGTGGTCGATGATGTTCGACTGCTGTTCCTGCGCCTGCGCGGCGGCCTGCGCCTGGTTCTTCCGGCCTGGCGGCATCTTGCCGAGCATGGCGTCGTTGACTTCCATCGATTCCTGAATCTGCGCTTTGATGGAGTTGCAAAGCGCGATGGAGTCTTTGTAGATGGCCGGGAACTGCGCGAACTGCGTCTTCTGCGGATCGGTCAACCACACGGCGGCGAGGCCCATCACCATGGACTGGTAATTGGGGTTCGCAAGCGGGTCCGTCATCACGATAGGAAGAAGTGCGTACTGCGCACTGTCCATTCCCATGTTATAGAAGTCGTTGATATTCCACTGCAAATACTTTACCGGTTCGATTCGTGAGATGCCATAAATCGTTCCTTGGATACGCTCCACAGGCGCCGTGATGATCGGGCGTTTCTTAGACCAAAATGGATTGCGAATAATGCCAAGAATGACTTCAGGGCCTGCATAGTAGACGAAGACCGGTTCTTTGCCCTTGCCTTCCTCCAGCTCCAGATTCGTGTGAACTTCATAGATTAGGGCGTACTTGTACGTGCCTTCCGTACGCACGCCGGCATCTGCCGTGCGGCGCTTGTTCGGGACTCTCTTCTGACGACCGCCGTCCGGTTCGTTCAGATTGTCCATGATTTCTTTCGCGTTCCAGCCGACGAAGACGCCCTCATCGATAAATTGCTGGACGGACTCTTTCGACAGACGCAGCCGTACCGCCGTGGCGGTTGCGCGCTCAATGTCATTCACGGTAGGCGGGTACACCACCAGATCATCCACCGCCATCGGGGTGATGTCCGGCATCTCATCAACTACTTCCGTTTCCTCGACATCCCACTCTTCTTCGACCGTGGTGTCTTCAACGTCTTCACCAACTACCGTTTCCACGATAGGCGGCTTTTTGACGAGTTCCGTCACGCGGCGCGTGGTGCGCATCCAGTCCACGTACAGAAGCCACTGGCCGGTCACGTCGCCCGAAAGCAGATCCGCACGTACGATATCCTTCAGATTCGTCTTGCGGATGTAATGCTCCAGGAGCGCGAGCGTAGGAAACGGCGTGACTTCCGCCGGACCCACCGCGTCCACGTGCTTGTAGTTAGCGGGAAAGAGCGTCGATAGCGTGCGCTTGCACCGCGCATTGATGCAATCTCTGACTACTGGAACATAACACTGCGAATTTCCGGTATACTGCTGGTTCTCGTCCGGAATTGCGTTGTAGATATTCCAGGCTTCCTCTACGCGGTCCGACTGCTGCTGTTTGTTCTCGTACCCCTTCTGAATCTTCGGGTACAGCTTGCAGGCCTCGATATAGGCGTCGCTGCCCATGTCTTCCGCCCAGTTCTCGACTTCTTCATCCAGGCGCTCAGCGTCGATAGCCCGGCTATCGACTGTTTCGATGACGGGCTTTTCTTCCTCTTTCTTCTCTTTTTTTACGGCTTTCCGGGCCATGTTCGGTTGCCTTTTTTCGCGTTCCATGCCGCCGGCAGGATCGACAGATTAGTCTGGACGTGCAATCCGCACACCTGCTTTGATTGAAGCGGTACGACGTGATCGACCTGAAACGGCGTGCCGAGTTCTTCTGTCAGAAATCGCGCGATCAGATAGTACTGGTCGATTGCCTTGCTATCCGCCCATCCGGGCGTGGCCTGCAATTGCGACGCTGTGCGCTTCGCCTGCTTGGCCGTCACCCTGTGCGGGTTCGCCGCGCGCCATGCCGCCGTCGCTCGTTCCTGATTCGCTTTCGCCCGCTTCGGGTTGGCGGCTCGCCATTCAGCGTTTTTCGCCTGCACCCGCGCGCCGTTCAGAGCATACCAGTCCTTCTGCATCTGGCGGTTGCGCTCAGGATTCGCGGCACGCCACGCGGCAGCAGTTGACGCCTTGCACACCTTGCAATGCGAGCGCGGAACGCCCTTGAAGAATGAGAATTCTGTCAGAGGCTTTTCCGTGTTGCACTTCGAGCATCGTTTCAACCTATCACCTTACCGGCCAGCTTGCGTGACAGGGGGCTGCCCGTGTTGCGGTCCTTCGGCGTGCGCGCGGGCCGGTCATCTTCTTCCGGCTTCTTCGACGTGCGCCCGAACACCGTATCCGTCTTCTTGCCTCCCCACGGCACACCGTGGCGCAGTTCGACGGATTCCGACCAGTTGCGCCCGTTGTTGCCGGCGCGATCCTTTTTCGACACTTTCATGCTGGCCTCTTCTTAGGTGCAATCTTGCGCTTCGCGCCCATCGGCGGGAGTTTTGCGCCCTTGCCGGGTGTCTTGCGCGTATCGCGCTCCCGGCCCTGGCTGCCTTCGCTCTTGTGGTGGTCGCGATAGCCCACGATCAGCCGCCCATGCGCGGCGTTTTCGGCTCGCTCTTGCCTTTGGCCGGATCGGTCGCCCTACCGCCTTTCTTCACCTGTTCGGGCGTGGCCTTCTTGCCCGGCGCGGTATACACACGCGACATACGGCCTTTCTTGCCTTCCATCACAGACCCTTGCGGCGCATCTGCTCGCGCATCGGTCCGCCCTGTAGCTTTTCACCAACCTTCTCGGGCTTGCCCTGCGCGCCGCCTTGCTGCTGGCCCTTGTAGAACGAAACCGGGTTTTGCGAAGGGGCTTTCGGGGTGATCGTACGGGAAATTGCCATGATTCATCTCCGGGGGAGTGAAGTGAAATAGGTTGCACCCTGCGGATTAGTAGCAGAAGACAGGTCTTCCGGCAAGGTGTTTTGACGCGATGTTAGCACAAATACTGCCGACTCCAGCCCCTCCAGCAATGTGCGGTGCGCGCCGCGCTCAGGCTCCGCCGCGAGTTGCCCCGTCTTGCTGACGGGATAGCAGTAGCCGCCGGCGAGAGCGTTCAACGTCTGCCGCGCGTTGCTATCGACCAGCAACAGGCGCTTGCCCTTCATCTCCGTGCGGATCATGGGCGACAGTGCACCGCGCGCCATGCTCGGATACGCTCCGCGCATCGGGTTCATCTTCGCTGTACGCAAGGCGGTCATCAGCGGCATGCGGTCCGCCTGGTCCGCCACGTCGCCCGGAATCCAGCAGGTCAGTCTTGCTCGCGGGAAAGCTGCGCGTACAAGTTGCAGCACGTCCGGTACAGCCTGTGCTGGCACGACTGGCGAAATCCAGTCGGCAACCACGGCGAGGCGCTCACCTTCAACAGAAACAAGCACCGCCGTAGTCTCCGCCCCGTTCGCGTTGAAGCAGAGCGCCATTGCATCGCGGGCAGTAGGTTCATAGCCGTCGATGATGTTGTAGCTGCCGAAGTCTTCATAAACAGGAACTCCTGAGAACACACGCTGCGCGTACGCCAGCGCGTTAAGGATGTCGCGCTTGCCGGAAGGGAAGTTCAGTATTTCCGCGACCAGCTGCGCGTGCTGCCCGCGTCCGCCTACCAGTACCACGTCCCCGGCTTCGAAGAACGGCTGGAGGCCCATGATGAACTGTTCTTTCGACCGGTCCTGCGGGGCCTGGATCGCCTTCAGCGGCAGGCTGACCCCGCGCCGCAACATCTCCGCGCGCATTGGCTGGAGCAACCACTCGTCAAGCGAGTTCTTTTCAATCGCGACGTTCGCGTCATCAAACCGGCGCGACGTGTCGAACGCATCCCGGATTATTTCATCCGGCTTCCAGTACTCGCCGGAACTTGCGTGCACGTAGATACGGGTTCCGAGACGAGAGAGCACAACACGGCCAGTGCGATCAGAGGAAGTAACACTTGCGGTGCGAGCAGGATCGACCACAAGCGTTTTAGGAAGCCATGGGGCGGGGTCCAGTGCGATTTCACGGATATGCTCACTTTCAAAAGGTTTATCCTGACTGCCGATCGCCATCAGCATCAGTTCCTGCAAAAATCCCCGGAGCTGCCCTGCCTTCTCGTACCGGTCGCGCTCCTTCCGGATCCAGTCCATCGGGAAGCGTTCCGGCCAGAGCGCCTCCGTCGTCGGGTCATCGATATCCCCGTTGCAGATCGGAAAGCGTAACGTCGTCCACTGGTCGTCCGCGCGCAGCCGCGACACAAGGCAGTCTTCCGCCAGCGGGGTCTGTGTGACCCGCACCTTGCGCTTCTCCTTGTCCATTGCGGGGATCAGCTGGAGATACAGCTTGCGCAAGGTGGCGTCCACTGCCGCCTTGTCCTTCACCATCGTTTCGTTCTCGATGTCGTCCAGGTACGCTCTATCCGGGCGCCAGTCGTGCCACTTGAAGCCCCGTAGCTCCTCCTCCCACCCGTGCGCCTCCAGCAGGACGCCGTTCGGCAGCTCGAACTGGTGCTCGTTCCACAGGCGCCCGCGATGCCCCGTCAGTTTCCCGAAGAGCGTCAGCAGCTTCATGTTCTTCGCGGCTTCGTTCTTGATCGCCTCCAGCCGCTGGCACGCCTTCGTGTACGTCTCGCCGATGATGAGACAGTAGTTGAAGTTGGCGAAGCATGCCTCCATCAGCAGATGCTCTTCCGAGAGGGTGGACTTCGCAGCGCTCCGGAACGCCTCGATCAGTACCAGCTCGTCTGCACTTCGCCACGCGTCCATGATCCGCACGTGGAACGGAGGACTGGCCTGCGGATGCCGGTGCGGGAAGAGCATCGCGCTTGCGAGCGCCCGGTCTTCCGAGATGACGCGCAGCGTGGCCGCGCTTGTGAGTCCTGTCACTGGAGATCCACGTTGTCGATCAGAATCCCCTCGAACGCGCTGAATCCGTCCACCGTGCCCGTTACCGCCTTGATCCGGCTCGTGACTGTCGTCTTCT